GTTTTATTTAATTCAACTGTTAATGTTGCTATTCTTGCAAACAAAGCTGCAACTGCAAGAGACATTTTAGGAAGATTACAACTTGCATATGAAAATTTACCTAAGTGGTTACAACAAGGTGTGTTACAATGGAACAAAGGTTCTCTTGAATTAGAAAATGGTTCTAAAATACTTGCTGCTTCAACAAGTGCTAGTGCAGTAAGAGGTGGTAGTTATAATATTATTTTCTTAGATGAGTTTGCATATGTTCCAAGTAATATCGCAGAACAATTTTTTAATTCAGTTTATCCTACGATATCTGCTGGTAAAAGTACAAAAGTAATTATAGTTTCAACTCCAAGAGGTATGAATATGTTTTATAAGTTGTGGGTTGATGCAACGAATAAAAGAAATTCGTATATACCAATAGAAGTTGGTTGGAAAGAAATTCCTGGCAGAACTGAAAAATGGAAAAGAGAAACTATACGAAATACATCAGAAGCACAATTTCAAACAGAATTTGAATGTGAGTTTTTGGGTTCTGTAAATACTTTAATATCGCCGTCTAAATTAAGACGACTTGCATATAAAAACCCAATTAAAACAAGTGCTGGATTAGATGTTCATGTAATGCCAGAAAAAGGACATAATTATATGTTGGTTGCAGATGTATCAAGAGGACTTGCAAATGATTATTCTGCATTTTTAGTTATTGATATAACAGAACTACCATATAAAGTTGTTGCGAAATATAGAGATAACGAAATTAAACCTTTATTGTTTCCAAATCAAATACATGATGTTGCAAAAGTTTATAACCAAGCATTTGTTCTTGTAGAAGTAAATGATATTGGAGACCAAGTTGCACATACATTACAATTTGATTTAGAATATGATAACATGTTAATGGCGACGATGCGTGGTCGTGCTGGACAGATACTTGGTTCTGGTCTTGGTGGTGGTGCTGGTAGGTCACAACTTGGTGTAAGAACAACAAAAGCTGTAAAGAGAATTGGTTGTTCCAATTTTAAAACATTACTAGAATCAGATAAATTTATTACAGAAGATTATGATTTAATAAATGAGATGTCAACTTTTATTATTCATGGAAGTTCATATGCTGCTGATGATGGTTGTAATGATGATTTAGTAATGTGTGCTATATTATTTTCATGGTGTACTACTCAACAATTCTTTAAAGAACTAACTGATATTGATTTAAGAAAAAGAATAAGTTTAGAATCATCAGACCAACTTGAAAATGATATGTTACCATTTGGGTTTCTTCAAGATGGTTTTCAAGAAGATAATGTCGGTGAAGAATTAGTAGATAATTATGGAACTCGGTGGTCACCGGTTATAAGAACAACTGAGGACTTTTAAATAAATTCTATTAAGTCATTATCTATTTTCAACCAACAATTAGAACAAACAATTTTACATTCGGATAATAATTCTTTAATTTCTTCTCTACTTGTTTCGTTCAGTCCTTTTCTTTTAGAAAGTTTTTTAATTTTTGCATCATGTGGATGAAATTTAAGACATATTGATTCACTTTCACCACAATGTTTACATGCTTTGCCAACTAGATATTC